ACAACATTACGGAACCAAAAGAACATGGTGATGTTGATGGTGTCTGTGAACATATTTTAAACACTTTTCCTGATAACATAATTTTTCCTAGAATTGTGTTTGGACTTTTAAATAAAAAGAAATCTATTGTAGAAACAATTAAAAATGGACCTTCAACAATTAATTAACGAGCGTGAATGGCGTTTATGCCGTGGACCAGAAAACGCTACCCTAGAAGAAGAACTGGATGCGTTCATTTACTTCTGTGAACATTACTGGCATATTAAACACCCCGAACAGGGGCGTATTTTGTTTGAAATGCGTGAAGCGCAGATTGAAACTATGCGTACATGGATGACAGCACGCTACAGTGTAGTTCTTAAGGCACGCCAGATTGGTTTCTCCACTCTGGCTGCAGCATATTCTTTTTGGCTGGTGTATTTCCGTCCTGACCGTTTTGTAGTTATGCTTTCTAGGACAGAGCGTGAATCAGTTAAGTTGCTTGCCAAGTCTAAGTACGGTTATCGTTTTATTCCTCAGTGGATGAAAGAGCGTGGACCGAAGCAAACCACAGACCATCAGCAAAAAATGATGTTTGATAACGAGTCTGCCATTGAGTCGCTACCTAGCGGTTCGGACCCTGCTCGTGGTGAGTCTGTGTATTTAGTTATTGTAGACGAATGGGGTTTCTTGCCTAACCCTGAGGAAGCATGGGCTTCTATTGAACCGATTGCCGATGTCGGCGGGCGAGTCATTGGTTTGTCTACCGCCAACGGTTCAGGTAACTTTTTTCATCAACTGTGGGTTGGTTCCCAAACTGGGACCAACCAGTTTGAAGGTATTTTCTTTCCGTGGTCTGCTGGTGACCGTGACGAAGACTGGTACACAGTCAAAGCACGAAACATGTCATCTTGGCAGTTGCACCAAGAATACCCACGGTCACCTGAAGAAGCATTCGTAAAATCAGGCAACCCCGTGTTTGACATTGACCTGTTGGATTCGTTTGAAATGATTGACCCCGAAGAAGGATATCTTCATGTTTACTCGGACAAAAACTACGAGTTCCGCAATGCCGATGATGGTCCATTAACAGTTTGGGACTTTCCTCGTCCAGAATGTGTTTATGTGATTGGGGCGGATGTGGCGGAAGGTTTAGTTCATGGCGACTATAGTTCTGCCCACATTGTCAATGCCTCCACAGGTGAGGTTGTTGCCCACTGGCATGGTCACATTGAACCTGACCTTTTTGGTGACCTACTTGCCGACCTCGGTTGGTGGTACAACCAAGCGTTGGTCGGAGTTGAGTCTAACAACCACGGATTGACCACTCTAAAGGCTGCACAGCGTTGTGGATACCGAAACCTATATAGACAGCGCAAACTTACTATTCGTTCGCCACAAGCGACTGAGACTCTTGGTTGGCGCACAACGGCTTCCTCAAAGCCGTTGGCTATTGACGAGTTAGTTGCTGCTATTCGCAACGAAGATATCATAATTTACTGTTACAAGACCATTGGAGAGTTGAGAACCTTTGTTCGCAAGGACAACGGGAAGATGGCTGGGTCCCCCCATGACGACAGAACCATGAGTTTGGCTATTACTAACCAAATGTTGAAGTATGTTTGGCTTCCAGAGTACCGTGGGGACACAAATGTACCCAAAAACAGTCTTCTGTGGTGGGAACAACATCTTTTTAGTGAGGTTGGAGAAGGAAAAATCCCTATTGGGGCGCATAATGTTCGTTCCACAACCCAAAATCCACTTTAAAGAACAAGATTGCTATTAATATGGAAGTTTATCGTTTTCAGTGTGAGGTTTGTGGTCGTGATAAGACCGCAGAAGTGCGTCCACATCGTGGAGACATATGTTTTGGGTGTCATGTCAAGAGCGTTGACCTTGGTTTCCGCTATGGTAAAGAGAATTTTCATGGTCCTACCATTCGTGAGCGTCAGCAACATATTGTTTCTGACGCAGCAGCCAAAGGTATTCAGGCTGTTCCAGCGAAAAGTTATGGTTTCTAGTGAATTGGCTGGTTCCTGTTGTGGTTGCCATTATTGGTGGTCCAGTAGTGGTCCTTTTGCAGTTATTACGCAAGGAAAATACCAGCCAACACGCAGAATCTAGAAATCTTTTGGAGCATGTTGCTGTAAAAATTGATAAAGTTTCAGATAAACTGGATGAACACATTAAGGATGGTCATAATGGCAAAGTTAACAATTAAACCAGAACACAAGTCAGCATTCGCTTCTTATGTTCGTAGTTCTAGCGCAACAGTGTTGACTGTTGTTATTTCTGGTGAAACTTCACCACGCATGATTTGGTCTGCTTTTGTGGCAGCATTTCTTCCCCCTATTGTCCGTTGGCTTAATCCCAAGGATGCCTCGTTTGGTCGGAGCAAGTAATGGCTAAGAAAGGACCCGCAATTACTGGCTTGCATTCTCAGGGCATTAGCGATATTGCACGAGGAGCAGCAAAGGCTGCAGCAAAACTTGCCATGAGCAAATCAGCAAAGGCAACAAAAGCAAAGGCAGCACAACAGGCTGCCGCTAAAAAGGCTGCCGCTTCCGCTAAAAAGTCTGCACAAGACAACGCTTATGAAAAGATGCTAAAAAGAAAATTGTCCAATAGTCCAACTGGAACTGTAAGTGGTTCTGAAATTATGGATATGGGTCGCCGTGCAAACTCTTACTATAAGAAGTAATTATGGCTCCTAGAAAACCGCAAGGATTTGTTGATGATGCCGTAAAAGCAGCAATCAAGGCTTTAACTAAAAAAGCACAGGGTACAGTCAAAACGACTGCTGCGACAAAAGTTAAGCAAGTTGCAACTAAAACAGGAGGAAAAAAGGTTACGCCAGCAAGCAAAACCAAAACAACCCAAAAGGCTGCTCCTACGGTTGCAAAGAAAACTGCTCCAAAGGCTATGCCTGACTGGTCATCGCTTACTCCAGATGAAAGGGCTTTTGCTACTACATTCAACCGAAATACACCAGCACATGTCATTAAAAAAGAAATGATTAAACACGACATGAAACTTGAAAGCATAACTCAAAAAGGTATTCGTGATATTGCTCAGACTATGGCTGAACGAAAAGGTATGGATATGACAAGAGCATATGACTTTGCAGAATCTTATCAAAAAATTCAACGCCGTGGCGGCAGACGACCAAGCAGTAACTAAAGAAAAGAAAAAGCAATGGCTCGTAAATCAAAATCAGAAAAACTTGCTAATTATCGCAAGCATCTTGAAGCCTCCAAGAAGTGGCGTAAAGATGAAGGTTATGATGCTACATGGCGTAGACTAATTGACCTTTATAAAGGCAAGCATTATGATGCCTATAGTGATGAAGACCGCATGTTGATTAACATTGCGTTCTCCACAATCAATGTTATTGGTCCTGCTGTTGCTGTTAACTACCCTAAGATTACCGTTAATGCTGTAAAGCCCGACAACGCTGCTCAGGCAGTCGTTGCCGAGGCGGTTGTTAACTATTGGTGGAAGTATCGTGATATTCGTTCTGAGTTTCGCCGTGCCGTTAAAGACTTGTTGATTACTGGTCAGGGTTGGGTTAAGACTGGTTATCGTTTTGTTGAAGAATCTGCCATCGGAGAAGAAGGCGATGACAACGACCCTATTATGGGTGGAGAGGCAACTACCAACAATGTTATCCTTCAGGATTCACCGTTTGCGGAGCGTGTGTCACCGTTTGACATTTTTGTTGATTGCGATGCTACCAGTATGCACGACATTAAGTGGATTGCTCAGCGTATCCGCCGTCCTATTGGCGAAGTAAAAACAGACAAGCGTTATAACAAGACAGCCCGTGAAAATGTGACTATTGCTGCTGTTGGTCGTTATAGCGAAGACCCCAGTGTTCGCAAGGTTTACGACAAAAACTATGGTTATGCCGAGATTTGGGAATATTATGACATCCAAAACAATGTTATGTGTGTATTCTCGGAAGGTGGCGAGTCGTTCTTGGTGGACCCAATGCGTATGCCATATGCGTTTGGTCATCCATTTGTTATGCTACGCAATTATGATGTCCCTGATTGTTTTTATCCTATGGGCGACCTTGAACAGATTGAACCACTCCAAAGAGAACTGAACGAAACACGCTCACAGATGATGAATCATCGTAAGCGTTTCGCCCGTAAGTATCTCTACAAGGAATCAGCATTTGACCAGTTTGGTCGCACAGCACTAGAGTCAGACCAAGACAATGTTATGGTTCCCGTGGTTTCTGATGAGCCACTTGGTGGCGTAATCATTCCTATGCCTGCTGTTATTTCTCCTCCAGAGTTTTACAACCAGTCACAGTTGATTACTGACGACATTAACCGTATTACTGGT